CCTGCTCTCTTACTGAAGCAGCTTGAGCTGCGGCAGCATCAGATTGCTTTTGCAAATTCATTTTCATGGTTTCCGAATCAGCCTGTTGTTGGGCTAAAGCGGCGGCTTGCTGTTGAGCGGCTTGATTGGCGGCTTTTCTGGCTTGGTTTGCTTGGTATCCGCTACCAACCAAAATTGCGCCTGCGATCCAAAGTGGCATAGTTAACTCCTGATTAAGACTTCATCAACCAAATCAGCATCCGTTTCATCCGTAGCATGAACGCAAAACCACACAGAGTCCTCTAGGGCAATGATGCTGTGGTTCTGGTCAGCCAAGATGTTGATGCAAGCGGGAGCCACATACTCAGTACGCAGGCCATTTACATCAACTACTACCTTTCCTGATGCCAAAATACTTAGGTGATCGTATTTGTGAGCATGAGTGATAGCAAAATGATCTTTTGGCAGCACCATCTGCTTGGCATATAGCCCATCAGAAAAGTGGTGTTGCGTTTGCAAATCAAGTTCTATTAAGCTCATAGCCGCTATTCTATGCTTTTCAATTGACAAGTAAATAGCGATAGCATTTTGCTATCAAGCAAACACATCGAAGCTGGTATTGGCGCTTGATTGGAAGGCAAAAGTGCCTGAACTGTTGTTGTTGCCACGGGTCATGCGCCTGTGTTCGCCGCCACCCAGCATCAGATAGCCAAAGGCGTCGCCAATGTGGGAGTGTTCGTTCTTATTTGGCGCATCTTTGAACCGCTCATGCCCAGCCCCCACAGCCACCCGCTTAAAGTGGTAGCCACCAGCCAGTGATTTACGCAGTAGCTTGCAGTTTGTGCTGACCAGAAGTCCTGGTTTACCCTGTATCAGGCGTTGCATTGGCGCGGCAGCGGCTTCCCGACGTACTTTGAAGTCGTTTGACGGGGTTGGTTGGGCGGCAAGACCCAGGGTTCTCAAGTAATCAAAGGCTGTAACCTCGTAAATGGCGTCTCGTGCCATACCAGCAGGGTCGCCCCATAGCAGAATCTGTGCCTTGGGGTAGCGGGTATTCAGCTCGGTGAGTAGCATTTGCCCGAATCGCTCCAGACCCATGTCAAAGGTTACGATTTCATCCAAGACCACCCACCTGCCGTTGGGTAACTTCTGCCCAATAACGGCGGCTGGTGTCAAACCAAAGTCCAACCCCACTTGAATTGCCACATTAGGGTCATATTCCACGTCGGCTGACATACTGCCGTCTTCGTACTCGGGCCACACTGAGCGACCTTCTTGCACAAACGTGTATTTGCCCTCGGCATAGCACCGAATCCAGTCTAAGTTTTTGCCAGCAAGCTGCTGGAGGTAGTAGCCGCCTGGCAGGTTTTTGATGTTTTCCGCTTTGGGGTTGATCTTCCACCACTTGTTGCAAGCGAAAACGTGGTCATTAGCCTCTGGCATTTCTGGTAGATCAGACTTGGGAACCTCAATCACACCGCCTGGTTGTTTGAAGAATTTCCATGCGTACTTGCCTTTGATTTGCTCTTTTTCCGCGAGTCTGTGCCACCAGTGGTCGTCATCCATTGGGTTGGTGTCCATCCAGATTCCGTGCCATGTGGCTCCACCATCCCTTTTGGTGGGGTAACGCCCCACTCGGTGAGTGAGACCATCAATAACCGCTTTAGGTAGTTCTTTTGCTTCATTAACCCATGCGCCTGTAAGCTCTAATGACAGCAACTTACGAACGTCTTTTGGTTGGTCAAGTGCCAAGAAGATGACTTCGCAGTCAATGCCAGCGGCATCCCCTCTAGGTGGCAATTTTATGTGGTGTGTAATTGGTGGTGTGTGTAGAATAGGGCCATATATGTTCTCTGGGAACAGGTCTGCCCACGTCTTCAGGGTAGTGGTTTTCAGTTCTGGGTAGCTGTTACGCACAATTACGAACCGAGAATATCTGATGCCATCAATAGGGCTAGGCGCTTGTTGGACGGCTCGGATCATAATCTTTGCCGCACACACATAGGACTTACCCGACCCCACAGGCCCCATCAGCCCCGTCACAAAGCTCTTGTCTTGCAGGAACTTAAAAGCAACAGGGCTAGAGCGCAGGTCAATGTTTAGGCTTGACAGCTCAAATTCACTACTCATAAGGCGTTACCTCTTTTTTGAGTCGCTCAATGTAGACAACCGCATCCATCAGCTCTTCTTGCAGGTGGGTCAGCCAGCCATAAAGGTTGATGTCCTGGCGCTCAGTCGTCACACCGTACTTCTGATAGCCCATCTCAGCCCTGTGCCTGAACTTCTCTCGCACTGCCTCAACATTAGGGTCACTCACCATTTAGTTCCTCAATGTCTTCAGGGGCTTGGATGTTTACACCAATAACAGACGGCTTTTGCCCGTCATCAGGGTTATCCAGTAGACCAGACGCTTTGGCAAGAATACGCAGAATCTGCACCTTGTCGTACAGTTCCAACTCAATCGTAGCCTCACCGTTCTTGTCCACCCGACTTTTGATTGACTTAATGCTTTGCAGGGCGTGTTCAGGAATCCTGCTGGACGCCTTGACCCGCACATTGCCCATGTCGTCCCACTCAAAGATGTCAGTAATCTTGGTGTTAGCCATAGTCAGTAGCGAATAAGCCACTGCCTCACGGTTGGCAACAATCGTCTGGCTACGCTCAATGCGCTGAACCACATTACGCACCCCGCCCCACCCTTTTACAGATGGGACAGAGTTGCCAGACCCTTTCTTGGGTTTAGCAGTGGTCATACTTAGAACGGAATATCGTCGTCTGACTCAAACGCCGCAACAGGTGCGGGTTGTTGTGCAGGAGTCTGTGGGGCTTGTCCAGCGGCTTGCACCTTGGGCTTACCCTTGCGTAGCTTCAAGTAGGGGTTGCCTGCTTTGCTAACGTTCTTCCAGGCATCGAGGTAGCACTCAACACAATTCTCATCAACCCATGTACCAGTGTAGTCAGGGTGCTTCTCATCAGTCTTACGGGTGTTTTTCATCAACATACCCGTGTTTGGCTTCACTTCCATTTCAACGTCCTTTTTAACAAAGTGAGGGAAGTAATGCTATCACAATGTAAGCGTTGCGGGCAAGCAAAAGATGTTGTACATTACTGCTCATGGGGCCATCACTCAGCCCTCTGCAAGGCAGGCAACAGACCGAGCAGGATAAACGTACTGAATCCATCGGACTCTCTAGTAAGCAATGAACGGGATCAAACAGGTGGAGCTGGCAACTGAAGCCAGTGAAGTTAGATAAACAAGGTGTTGCAGCTTCTAAAGCAAAAAAAGAAGCTACCCCCCAGTGAGTGCCATAGTTCGTCCCCATGCAGCACAGCTAAACAAGTCGCAACAAAACAAGTCGTCACAACTAGCCGACACGCTGTTTTCTGAAAAAAAATTGTGTCAGGTACCCGTGGTATATGAGCATGGTAGGGGGGGGAAAGGGTGCCTTTTTCCTACGGGCTAGGGATCGGCTTTGCTCCCACAAAAGCACTACCCTAGTACATCATCGCAGCAACCTATCAAGGGCACGTTGCACCGCCTCAACAGATGCACCATCGCCAGCATGGGCATAGGCTAGGGCGAGAATCTCAGGGTGTACATCGGCGAACGGGTTGGCTCTGTGTATATCCAATTCAACTAGCTTCCCATCACCACCCGTTGACTCAGATAGATTAAGGCTATTGACATTTACCATTCGATTGCCTGGCTCTATTGACTCCAAGAGTTTAGTCCTTGGTTTAGTCTTGCGCTTTGCTTGCTTCTTTTCCATTGCTTTGATCTCCTTTTCTTGTTGACGAATTTGGAATGGCGCTAGCTCTCCGCTGATTGCTGCGGCGTCATCCGCTGAGATTTCAGGGTTGAACATGACCCGCCTAGTATTGGCACAGATACCCGTAAAGCCCTTGTGTAGTGTCTTGATATACCCTTTCTTGTCGAGGGCTGAGATCAACTGATGCGCCCTTGGTGTGCTGACGCCTAAGTCCTTGCCGATCCGCTCAAGTCCTACCCAAGCAACCCCCGCCTTGTTGGTGTATGAGCAATAGACTAACAACGCTCTAAGCTCCATTGGCGTCAGACCTCGATCAGTTGCCGCCCTGATTGGGCAAACGGTGATTGACCGCTGATCGGGTGGTTGTTCTTTGAGCCTGATCCGTGGCTTGGGTGGTAGCTTGAGATTCATGCCCCTATTATCCCTTAGACAACAAAAAACCCGCACTAGGCGGGCTTGAGTGGGTTTGGTAGGTCTATACCTTGAGGGCGAGCCTTTTGGTCTCCCTGATGCGTCTAACGGCTTTGCTGATTGATTGCTGACTGACCCCCACGGCTTGCGCCGCCTCGGTCTGAGTAGCACCCTCAACCAACACCAACCAAGCCCCGCGATGGGTTCGGCTATCCCGTAGGCTTGTGAGGCTTGCCAACGCTTTAAATTGGTCAGGCTTCATTTTCCATCCCCAAAATGTCCAAGGCTTCGGCTTTGCATTGCTCTACCACCTCATCGGTTAACTGATTGGCTAGCGCCATTGATAGGCTGATTGCCTTTTTTGCTTGCTCATCGCTTGGCGCGGTAATCGCCAAGATTAGAGCTTGTGTAAGTGCTTGTGCTTGTGTCATTGCTTTTCCCCTAAAGTCTCATTGATTAGTTGTTTGATGTTGGCGCGTATCTCAGCGCGGGTGTAACCGATGTAAGCCTCGCGGATGGTTTGATAATCGTTGTCAGCGGTCACGTTGACCCGCCCACTATGCGGCACGGTGTCAAACATCACAAAAAAGCCTTTGTAAGTAAAGTTTTTCATTGCTCATCCCCAAAAGTTTCAAAAACCAAATTATTTAATTCGCGACTTGTGATAGTTGAGTTGTCCAAAAAAGCAATAATCGCCTTGCTTGTGTGTCTACCGTAACGTGCGCCGCTTTTGTCAAAATCAGCCGCCCACCTCATCCATTTTGACCACATAACCGCTTCGGCTTGCCGCTCGGTCAACCCGTAGCTCAATAAGGCTTGAGCAACTCCGCGCCAATTGCGGTAACCGTTGACCGAATACGCCCCCAATGTGCGCTCCGCTAAGGCTTGCGCCGTTTGTGTAATTCTCATTTTGTAACCTCCTGATTTGCAAAACCCACCGCTAAAAACATGGCGTGTTGAATGTCGTTTGTCTCTTTCCATGTCACGGTCTCCAAATCCTCATTGATTCCCACCTCAATAGCCCCATCGGGCGTGGCTAATAAGTCCTCCCAAATTTCGTGGTGTAAGTCTTGGTGAACCCATACAAAGGAACCATCGGGACGGTCAAACTTCCATGCGGTACACCCTCCACCCGTTGATTCAACGTAAAAACCATTGTTTGCCATTGCTTGCGCAAATTGTTCGTTGTTCATTGCTTGCCCCCCTCTAATAAATCTCGGTACGCCCATTGCGCAAGAGTCGCCGATATTTCAGCCGAGTCACCCGCTGCCCCTACTTCAAGAGCGCAAGTCCAAGCGTTACACCACGCCTCGGAATTCTCCATGAAGCCTAATTGAATTTCGTTATTCATCATTCGCCCCCCTCTTGTATCTCGGTGCGGATGTAACCACGCAAAATGTCAGTAATGACGCGCTCGGTACGTCCTTGGAAATAGAGGGCGGCAAGGTCTCCGCTCTTGATGCCTAGGCGCTCTTGGATAACACGACACGCGGCGTTTAACGCCTCATCCGCAAGGTCTTGCACCTCGGTCTCGCTATAAACCCCACGGGAGTTCAAATCCTCGGAAATCCACGCCATCTGAGTGCAAATATCACTCCATTGGTCATCATGCTCGGGGTTGCCCTCGGGGATGT